GTCAGGTAAAGGGAAGAAGGCCATCGTTTGTGAAGGTGAGATAGATGCACTATCCGTTTCACAATCTCAAGGTAACAAGTGGCCTGTGTACTCTGTTCCAAATGGGTCAGCAGGAGCTTCAAAAGCTATCCGTAAGAGCATAGAATTACTCAATGGATATGAAGAGGTCATCTTTTGTTTTGATAGCGATGACGCAGGTATTAAAGCATCGAGAGAATGTGCTCAAGTTTTACCACCGGGCAAGGCTAAGATAGCAAAGCTACCTTTGAAGGATGCTAATGAGATGTTAGTTAAAGGTAGAGTAAGAGAGTTAGTTGACTGTATATGGCAAGCTAAAGTCTACAGACCAGATGGTATTGTGAATGGTAAAGATCTGTGGGACATAGTAAATGCAGAGGATTCCATGTCATCATGCGAATATCCATATGCAGGTGTAAATAAGAAGACTCTTGGTATGAGGAGAGGTGAGATAGTCACGATCACAGCAGGTGCAGGTATAGGAAAGTCACAGGTTTGTAGAGAGATGGCAAATCACATGCTTAACCAAGAGGAAACAATAGGATACATTGCATTAGAGGAGTCCAACAAGAGGACAGGACTAGGATTCATGGGACTCTACCTAAACAGGCCATTACATTTAGGTAATGTTGAGGTCGAGGAGGAAGAGTTCAAGGAAGCCTTCGATCATACCTTGAACACAGGTAGAATCTACATGTATGACCATTGGGGTTCACTAGAAGGTAACAATCTTTTAAATAAGATACGATACATGGTGACAGCATGTGGATGTAGCTTTATAATACTGGATCACATATCTATTGTGGTATCAGGTATCGAAGAAGGAGATGAGAGAAGAACCATTGATAACCTGATGACCAAGCTACGTGGTCTGGTTGAAGAGGTGAACTGTGGTCTCATACTGGTGTCACATTTGAAGAGACCTCAAGGTAACAAGGGTCATGAGGATGGAGCACAAACAAGCATGTCTCAACTAAGAGGTTCTGCATCCATAGGACAGCTATCTGATATAGTGATAGGGTGTGAGAGAGACCAGCAAGGTGATGATCCTGACCGGACTACAGTTAGGGTACTTAAAAACAGATGGACAGGTGAAACAGGTATAGCCTGTGAGTTAGACTACGATCATAAAACAGGTAGGCTAACTGAGGTACCACTAGATGAGATTCCCTTCGATGAAGAAGAGACAGACGAGAGTTGGTCTGGTGATAGTGCGGTGTTCTGATGGATTTATTTGAGACACTACACACAGACAGTTGTTCAATATGTGGACAGACTTCACAATTCGTAGGTGATGGTGTTACTGGTATGTTTGGTAATATTCCAGTTACGTTCTGCCAATTATGTTTAGATTCAATGGTTGAAATGGTGAGAGATTTAAGTAAGGGGGAAGATGAAGACATGTGTATTTGATATAGAAACTGATGGACTACTAGAGGACTTAACTAAGATACATTGTCTAGTTCTCTATGATGTAGAGGAAGGTAAGCTATCTTCGTTTATTGGTGAGCAAATATTAGACGGACTATTTTTACTGAAAAATTTTGACACGATTATAGGACACAACATTCTAGGGTTTGACCTTCTTGCTTTGAAATCACTTTTCAAATGGAAACCAGAACCAACACAAAAGGTAAGAGACACGTTGGTCTGGTCTAGGTTAGTGTATCCAGACAGAGCAAAGAGAGACTTCAACAATCAAGCTATTGACAAAGACCAGTATGGTAGACACTCACTTAAGTCATGGGGTCAGAGGTTAAACTTTGATAAGGGTGAGTTCACAGACTTTGAAGAGTTAAGTGATGAGATGGTAGAGTACTGTGAGAATGATGTTCAACTTAACTACAAACTATACTGTAAGTTACTTGAAGCAAAGTTTCCAGATGGTTCAGTACAGTTAGAGCATGACATACATACCATATGCTTAAGACAAACTGAAAATGGATTTCCTTTTGATGTTGAAGGGGCATCCAAGTTGTATGCAGAACTAGCAGAGAAGAGAGACAAACTACAAGGTAAGTTAAAGGAAGTCTTTGGCTCATGGGTAGTGGATGAGGGTTCAAGAAGGAATGATACTTACAATAAGATAAAGATTGTGGACTTCAATCCTAACTCTCGTAAACACATAGCTAAAAGATTAACAGAGTTAAGAGGTTGGAAGCCTAAAGAATTTACACCAACCAATGAGCCGAAGGTAGATGAGCAGATACTATCTAAGCTACCTTATCCAGAAGCAAAGCTAATGGCAGAGGCATTTGGTGTGAACAAATTAATAGCTCAACTATCAGAGGGGAAACATGCTTGGTTACATCACGAAAAGAATGGTAAGATTCACGGATCAGTTAATACAATGGGTTCAATTTCAAGTCGTTGCTCTCACTCCCATCCTAATATCGGTCAGGTACCTAGTGTCAAGACACCATATGGAACAGAATGTAGGAAACTATTCTATGCACCACAAGGCTTTAGTCTACTTGGATGTGACATCAGTTCTCTTGAGATTAGGGTTGTGTCTCATTATCTTGCTTCCTTTGATGGTGGTCGTTATGCTAAAACTGTGGTTAGTGGTGATATACATGAAGCTAATCGAAAAGCTGCTGACCTTCCTAGTAGGGATCAAGCTAAGACTTTTATTTATGGTCTTTTATATGGTGCCGGAGAAGCGAAGTTGGGTCAGATTGTGGGCAAGGATAAAGGAGAAGGTAGGAAACTAAAGAACAGATTCTTCAAGAAGGTACCAGCATTTAAGAAACTAAGAGAAGAGGTGTTCAGGAAAGCAGAGAAGGGATACCTATTCGGTATTGATGGAAGGAAAGTTCCAGTAAGATCAACACACTCATCACTTAATTCCTTATGTCAATCAGCAGGAGCAATCATATGTAAGAAATGGGTGGTTGAATTCCATAGGCTGATGAAGGAGAAAGGATTTAAAGAGGATGAGGACTACCAACAAGTTGCTTTCATTCATGATGAGATACAGGTACTTGTTAAGAGTGGGTTGGAAGATTATGTGGGTGAGGTTGCACTAGAAGCTATTACTAACTCAGGTAAACTTCTTAATTTAAGAGTACCCTTGACAGGGGAATATAACTTCGGTTCTAATTGGGCTGAAACACACTAACAAAAGGGACAAATGAAATTATTAATTGATGGTGACATTCTAGTTTATAAAAATTGTTGTGCATGTGAAAGGGAAGTTGATTGGGGTGACGATATATGGACACTTCATTGTGACTTCAAGGCAGTTAGGAATCTAATTGATTCAGAGATTAGCCAGCTTAAGGAGGACTCAGGTGCCGATGATGTAGTAGTATTCCTCAGTTCACATGATAACTTTAGGAAGAAACTTAATCCAGATTACAAAGCTAAGAGGATAGGCGTAAGAAAACCTGTGTGCTACAAACCAGCACGTAAATATTTAAGAAATGCATACGTTACGCTTCAGTCTAAGTGGTTAGAAGCAGATGATCTCATGGGTATAGAGTGTACTAAAGATGAGGAAGAGACTTGCATTGTTTCAACAGATAAAGACCTACTCACAATTCCCGGTAACCATTGGGACTTTGAAACTGAGAGTATCTTTAAGTTATCAGAGAAGAATGCAGAGAAGAACTTCTATAGGCAAGCATTATCAGGTGACCAAGTAGACGGGTACCCCGGATGCCTTGGTGTCGGTTCTGTTACTGCTAATAGAGTACTGGAAGAGGCTGATAATAAAGGTACAAGTAGGTGGGAAGCGGTACGAAATACGTATAAGGCAAGGGGATTTGATGAGGAGTTTGCTATACTACAAGCAAGGATGGCATACATACTACATAAGGATCAGTTCAATGGGGTAGATAAGTACCCTTCACTTTGGGAACCACCATCTCAAACATTAATTCATGAGCCAAATTTATGGAGGAAGTGATGAGTAACTATGACCTTGATGAGATAGAAAGAAAGAAGTCTCAGAAACAGAAGAGACAATGGAGAGAATACGTTGACAAAAGTTTAGAACATCCATTAGATAATAGGTACAGTTCAAACGAGGGATTCGGAAGAGATGACCAAGACAATATTAAAAACATCCTGAGAACTACTAAAGCCTGTCAACAATGGGATGCACAATCACAATCGTATGTAGAGGTGGGTAATAACCAAGATAATTTACTAAGTCTACATGAGAACGAGGAGGTAACTAATCCTAAACACTACGTGGGGTTAGGGATTACACCACTTGAGTACATAACTGCTAATGAGTTAGACTTTCTGGAGGGAAACATAATTAAGTACGTTACTCGCTACCCACATAAAGGTGGAGTAAATGATTTACTGAAAGCAAGAACATACTTAGAAAAACTAATTGAACGAGAGGTAGAAAAAGAATGAACACTACATTACCAACACAGTATCAACAATACATTCACCTCTCTAGGTACTCACGTTGGGACTATGAAAAGAAAAGAAGAGAGACATGGGAAGAGACAGTCGATAGATACTTCAGATTCTTTAGAGGGCACCTTAAAGAGAACTGTGGTTACACAGTAGACAAGAAGTTAGAGAGTATACTAAAGAGTGCAGTTTATTCCCTGCAAATTATGCCGTCAATGAGGTGCTTAATGACCGCAGGTGAGGCACTAGAGAAAGAGAATGTAGCAGGTTACAACTGTGCTTACTTACCAATTGATTCTCCAAGATCGTTTGATGAACTTCTTTATGTACTCATGAATGGTACAGGTGTTGGATTCTCTGTTGAATACAAGTACACTAGTTTACTCCCATTTGTACCTGACACATTGCACGAAACTGACTCTCTCATAGTTGTTAGAGACTCTAAGTTAGGATGGGCAAAGGCATTCCGAGAATTGATCTCCCTCCTCTACTCAGGTCTGATACCTAAGTGGGATGTGAGTGGAGTTAGGAAAGCAGGTGCACCTCTGAAAACATTTGGGGGTAGAGCAAGTGGGCCTGAACCACTAGAGGAACTGTTCAGGTTTGCGGTACGTACATTTAAGGATGCAACATCAACTAAACTGACACCATTACAATGTCATGACTTAGTATGTAAGACAGCAGAAGTAGTGGTGGTAGGTGGTGTTAGAAGGAGTGCTTTGTTATCCTTGAGTGATGTAGGTGACGAGCAGATGCGTACCTGTAAATCAGGAGAGTGGTGGGGTAGACAATCCCAACGTGCACTAGCTAACAACTCTGCTAACTACCACACTAACCCAGATGTGGGTACCTTTCTTAAGGAATGGCAAGCCCTATATAATTCAAAGTCTGGTGAACGTGGTATATTCAGTAGTGCTAATGCTAAGAAGCATGTTACTAATTTGAATGTTGACATAAAGAACCCACTCAAAGGAGACAGGAGAGAAGAGAGAGATGACTTCGGAACTAACCCATGTTCAGAGATAATCCTGAGACCACGAGAGTTCTGTAACTTAACTGAAGCAGTAGTGAGGAGTGATGACACAGTAAGAACACTCACTAAGAAGGTGGAACTGGCAACCATACTAGGTACATGGCAGTCCACACTAACAAACTTCAGGTACCTAACTAACAAGTGGAAAATAAACTGTGAAGAAGAGAGACTGCTTGGTGTCTCACTCACAGGTATAATGGATTGTCCACTTACTAATGGATCAAGTGGTGAGAATCTACCTGACCTACTTACTAAGCTAAAAGAAAAAGCGATAGAGACTAACGAAGAACATGCTGGTGACCTTGGTGTAAATAAGTCTGCCAGTATAACTTGCGTTAAACCTTCTGGAACAGTTAGTCAACTTGTTGACTCTGCTTCTGGAATCCACACACGGCACAGTCCTTACTACATTAGGACAGTTAGAACTGATGTGAAAGATCCCCTGTGCACACTACTGATTGATAGTGGGGTACCTTACGAACCTGACATAACTAATCCCAGTAATGTCATGGTCTTTTATTTCCCCATGAGATCCCCTAAGTTTTCTCTAACAAGAAAAGATCTCTCCGCTATTGGTCAGCTAGAACTTCATGGTATTTATTCTAAGTTCTGGGCCGAACACAAAGTTAGCCAGACTATCTCCGTTAAGGAAGATGAGTGGCTCCCTGTTGGCTCCTATGTTTTTGATAACTTTGATGACATATCAGGTGTTTCCTTTTTACCTTACTCTGACTACATTTATAAACAAGCACCATACACAGAGTGTACTAAGAAAGAATTCGACTCACTAAGCAAGAGTTTCCCCACTATTAATTGGGACAATCTTATTAAATATGAGACACTTGACAGTACTTCAGGCTCCCAAGAGTTAGCTTGTGTTGCCAATTCATGTGAACTCTAATACAAAAGTGGACATTTATGGACTATAACAACTTGGTATCAAAAGAATTATTACAATATTTAGAAGAAATGTTTCCCGATAGACTACCTCCTTATAAGGATGTTCCGAATGGGACAGATATAAAAGAAATTGTTTTCCTTCAAGGACAACAGTCTGTGGTTGCACGACTTACACAATTATATGAGGAGGATCATGGGTGGACGAAGCCAATCAACACCTAAGATTAAGATGCCACCACCTCCACCACCTCCTGCACAAATGGACAGACCTGATATAGCAGAAGCAGAGATGGAGATGTTGGATGCTCCTAAGTCTGAGGTATCTAAGGCAAAGTACAAGAAGAAAAGGAAAGGAAAGGCTAAAGGGAAATCCCACTCAGCTTACAAAGGTGGGGGGCTAAACGTATAAACAGCTAGTGCTTATTTAACACATACACACACACTATGATAACTAATTTACAAGTATTTCCAATTAACACTCAAGAGTTAATGGAAAAAGTAATGGAAGTTGCCGATGAAAATGGTAGACTACCTATGTATCCAACACATGTTATCTTTAAAGACGGAGAAATAGCAGGTGCTTTTTGTACACATTCACCTACAGTATACTGGTGGATGCATTCAGAAAAGATTACTAATAGAGATTCAACTGTTATCTTTCAATCATTAGATACACTAATGAATCAAAACAATACTTCATCATATATATTACCATGTCATCCTAAGTCATCTTACTATCCAGTTCTAATCAGTAGATTAGGAAGAGGTTTAACTGAATATAAAGGAGATGGAGGAGACGATTGGACACTATTTATAAGGGAATAAAATGGGCGGTGGAACTTTAGGAGCTAATACAGAATCTATTACAGGTGCACATGAGTCTGCGAAAAGGCAATACCAAAAAGTAAAAAGAGAAAAGATTGATGAGCAGACTAGGGCAGGGCAAGATCGTTTTGGTCAAGTGACTGGTGATATTTATGATAAAGGTATGGAAGGTATGACTTTTGTAGGTGAGAAGGGACAAGAAGTTACTGGCTTCGTAAACAGAATACTAGGTCAAGGTGGAGATGGTGATGATGATGTAGGTTCTGACACATCTGAAGCAAACTACTCATCTAGTGGACAAACACAGACAAGTTCTGGTTCAGGTAAGAAAGCAGATCTCTCTGATACAGATAAGAAATCCGTTCAAGGTGCCTCTAAACAATTAACTGTTAAGAAAAAGAAGAAAGCGGAGTAACATGAAAATATATACAGAGGTTGTTTACACATGGGATGAGAACAAAGGAGAACTAGTTGAAGAGTCCTCAAAGTCATTTGATTATGAAGGAGATCTTGTCCTCTTTGGTGGGGGTGGAGGAGGAGTTGTTAAAGCAGTAACGAAAGTTGCAAAGAAGGCAAAGAAAGTAGTAAAGAAAGTTGCAAAGAAAGCAGAGACAACAGTAGCAGATGTACCTAAAGTTGTGGAGAAAGTTGCGAAAGTAAAAGTACCTGTTATCAAGACACCTGTTATCAAGACACCTGTTATTAAGCCACCTGCAATAAAAATACCAACAAAAGTACCCACAATTGATGCTCTTAAAAAGAAGTTAATGACAACCACTACTGATGCCAAAAAGAAGTTAATGACAACCACTACTGATCTTAAAAAGGGTGTCATGGATACCACTACTGGTGCTAAAAAGGGGCTTATGACATCCACTAGTGATGCTAAAGAAAAGTTGATGAAAGAAACTAGTTCTGCTAAAGAGAGTCTGATGACAACCACTAGTAATCTAAAGAAAACTTTACCTAAAATACCGCAGGTAAAAATTGGTGGAAGTGCAGGAGCTTTGTTGACTGCTGGTAAAACTGGACTTGCTAACCTCACATCGGCTGGTAAAACTGGACTTGCTACAGCGACAGATGCTGGTAAAGTAGCTCTTCATACAAGAGCAGATGCAGCTAAAGCTGCGTGGGTAAATGTTATGGATGCTGGAAAAGCTGAGTGGGTAAATGTTATGGATGCTGGAAAAGCTGAGTGGACAAGGTGGATGGATGCGGGTCAAGCATGGAAGGGAGATCAGTCGAGTACGGGAGAAAGCGGCACTACCGGAGCCAGTCGCCCCGGAGTAGAAGGAGATTTTTCTAAAGATGTAGCACAAGGAGGACAAGGCTTTGCGAGGAGTGCAACATTCAAAGGAGTTAAAAAGTCAACTGCTGGTGGAGGAGGTAAAAGACGACTAAGAAAAATTAGTAGGTCAGGTGTTAGAGTATGAAGAATGTTAAAGAGACTTATGAAGGCGGGCAACTCAAGGGTATGTATGAGCAAGGGTTTTCTCATAGGGAATCGTACCTTAATAGGGCTAGAGAATGTGCTAAACTAACGATACCTACTTTAATAAAAGACCAAGGAGCAAACTGGGCTACCACTTATCAAACTCCATTCCAAAGTATAGGAGCAAGAGGTGTTAATCATTTAGCAAGTAAACTTTTGTTGACTCTTCTTCCTCCAAACTCCCCCTTCTTTAGATTAACCATTGATGACTTTGACATAGAGGCACTAGTCGGCCCAGAACAAAGGGGTGCAGTTGAAGAAGGGTTTGCAAAGATTGAACGTGCGGCAATGAATGAGATTGAAACTGAAGCCTTTCGTGTTCCAGTATTTGAAGCATTAAAACACCTTATCACAACTGGTAATTGCCTACTCTACCTACCAGAAGAGGGTGGTATGCGAGTGTTC